GTTAACACCAGTCACTTTAAATAAGTCAGCAATCTTAAGAGCCATTCTCATTGAGATTTCTCTAAGTTTGTGAGCATTCTCTTCCATGAAGTCAAAGATTTCTTCACTTTGACCATCGTTGAAGTCGTAGTCAGAAAACAAACCACCTTCACAATCTCTGTCTACTTGTTTGATCCTAAGCATCTTATCTCTATCACTATCGATAGTAAGATTTAAGAAGTGACACCTTGACTGAAGGGCTTCTAAGTGATCCTGCAACTTCTTAGACTTGATGTTCTCAAACTTCAAGTTAGTAATGAAGATACATGAACCCTTGAACTCAAAAGAGTTTGGAATACCTTCTCTGTTAAGAAGACTAGAATCAGAGTTCCAGCAAATCCTTCTGCTTTTACCTGAGTCAAGGGCTGCCTTAAGAATGTTAAGAGCAAGATCGTCCTGAAAAACAGAGTCACAGTCATCAAACACTAAAACATTTTTAGCATCAGAGTATTTGTAAAGAACTGCGTAAAGTCCTAATGCAGTCATTGCACCTTTAACAACTTCGTACCTAGTTCTGCTGTTAGTCAGTTGATCGAACAATGAAGCCTTCTCCATTTGTTGCTCAACACCGTAAGATTTACCTACTCCCGGAGGACCTGAAACAATCATTGCTCTAATGTCCCCTGCGATAGTAGCCTTAGCCATATCGTCAAGTATGTTGAATCTAGTTTTGATTCTGTCCATTGCTTCTTCATCAGTCTCAGTGACTACTGGAGCAAGTTCTAAGTTAGCATTTGCCATAACAGGTTTCTCAGTACCCCATGTAATGTCGTTAATGTTATTAACTTTGATTTTAACATTAGCAATTTGAACTTGGGGAAACTTACCGTCATTTTTGACAGTAACAAATCCACCTCGTTTGCCTTCTGCGTAACCCTTAACCAATTCAAATGATTGATTAACGATTGGTTGATTTCTGTACTCGCCGTACTTTACTGTGATAGTCTGTGTCATATTTAACTCCGTTGTGTCAGTTGTCGTTATAATGTAATTATACTACCTTTGGGTAGCAATGTCAAGCCTTTGGGCAAACTTTTTTGAATTAATTTTGTTTGCTTTTTTACTTTTCATACTGTCTATTATACGGAAAAAGGACCGAAATGTCAAGCCTTTTTACCATTATTTTACCATTATTTCGCCTATAAGAATCAATAGGTTACGACTAATCTACTTGGATATCTTCCATTCCAGCAGTTCTGAGACGTACAATATGCCCCATTTGCCACTGTTTTGTGTCTAATCCTTTCATTATACCCAAATACTTGTTTCTAAGCAGGGCTACTTCATTAATTAGATACTCAAAGTCTATGACTTCATCTTCACCGTCGACATACTTTTCAGCATCACGTGAGGTCAATGCTCGTTGATATTTCTCTAAGTATTTTTGAAAGTGTGTTCTGCGGATCTTACGTAGTTTAATGTTAAGAAGGTTGAGCACCGCTTCAATCTCTTGTAGTTGATTGAAACGGTGTTCAGTTATGCCCGGTAATGCTGATATATGTTTTTCAACATAACCAGATACTATGCAATCCTTTTTACTAGACGTAAATTCAGTTTCATAATATGCAATGAAGTCAGGTATTACTGACAGATCATGGCTAATACGTGTATACCAATTCAAGTAATACTCCTAGTCCCACTCATCATCTTCTGAATCATCATAGTCATCTTCATCCTCTTCCCAGATTTCATCTTCGTCCTCTGAGAAGTAAGACAATGCTTCCTTGATTTTTTTATCGTCTTTAAAGGCTTTCTTAATTTCTTGTGCAGACATTCCTTCATCAATCAAATGATTAACTAATATATCTGCCGCTTCATGGATATCACCATCTTCAATTGAAGGTCTGATAACTACCCATACTCTAGCCAAATCATTCAAATTCATATGTTACTCCTCTACTGTCTCTAATACATCGTCCTCAGTATTTACTTTGTCCATTGTATCTTTAACTTCAGAGTATTCTAACATAAGATTATCTAAACAACCATCTTCGTTTGCTTCCCAAGGCTTTCTAAACTTAAGAATTTCTTCGCCTGATTGAGTGATGTACTTCAATCGATTGCCTTGCTTAGTTAACACACCTGATTTCTCAAACAAGTCAACAAGACCTGAATAAGGATTCATACCTGTTTCATAAGGAATCTTCACTTGCACACCCTCGAAAGGTTTTGCATAACGAGTCTTCATTACTTTACAGCCTGCACGAATACCTTTTACTTCAGAGATTTTGTTGCCGTCTGCATCTTCTTTTAGTTTCATCTTCTTCATAGCAACAACAATACTAGATGCATAGATAAAGCCTTGACCACCTGATATTTTATCATCTGGGTCAAACATATCTTGCGATGCATATGTATGATTAGTTGCAACAAGTCCAACGTTATAACTACCGAACATGTTAACAGAGTTTCTGACTAATGATGTCAGTGCCTTGGGCTTACGACCCATATCACCTTTCATATCACCTTTATCAAATTGATCAACATCAGTTGGTGTTAACATCATACCTAATGAATCAATTACAAATAACACTTTAGGACGTTCACCGTCTTCCATTGCTTTATAATCTTTCATAAAGGTTGATATTGTTTTTGCTACATCATCAATCATACTCATGCTTAACTTAAGAAGTTTTTCTTCTGAAGTGTCCACACCAAGTGCATGTAACCATGCTTCATCAAGTGCGTTCTCTGTGTCGATTAAGACTACAAAGATACCTTGATCTTGTGCTGACTTTACGATGTTGCCTGCGGCGAAGTATGATTTACCTGCGCCTGATTCTCCTGCAAAGACTGTTACTTTACCTAGAGGAACACCTTTGTTAAAGTCTCCTGAGATAAGATAGTTCAATGCATAAGAACCTGTTGAGATCCAGTCAGTTGGATCATTAAAACCTATCGACAAGCCGTCGATGGATTTGGTTATGTCTTTCCTAAATTTGGAAACGTCAAATGGTTTTGCCACGATTACTCCTATTGATTAGATTGTTTGTTGTTAATTCTACTAGAGTTAGAAGGCTTTTGCAAGATTTTTGGACATGCTTCTGCAAAACTGTCCAAATCATAATCAGCAGGATAATGTCTCAATGCGGCCCTTGCCCTATCTCTGATAAGACTTGGTACACGTGGAGTTTTTCCTGGATCGCAAAGTTCTTCTAATAATTTCTTCCCTTGTTTAAGGGCTCTAAATCTTTCGTCTGGTAGTGTCATTGTTTTTCTCCTACAAATATGGGGGAGTTTCCTCCCCCAGACTCGCAATTCTTACGAATTGTTTTGTCTTGCACGAATCATTGCTAGAATGTCTTGTGCTTTATCACTAGATGGTTCAGAACTTTCTGCTGGGGCCGCTGAAGGAGTTTCTACTGCGGGTGCAGTTTCAACTACTGGTTCTGCGACTGGAGCAGATGTCTCAACTGCGGGTGCCGGAGCACTTGAAGTTGATTCATCTACGTTAGCAGTTTCAGGTGCATCGATACCGTAAGGACGATAATACGCACCGAACTTGTCAGTGTCATATGGACGACCATCTACTGATGCCTCGAACATTTCTTTAATGACTCTGAGTTCTGCTTCACTTGGCTTCTTAGGTAAGAAGTCTGCTAGATTAAATAGACCGTGTGCTTCGATAGCCGCTTGTTCTACATCTGTTAGTGCAGATTCTTTCCTAGACCATGATGATGTTGAATAATCAGCATACTGACCTTTTGTAGTCTTTCTGATATTAAAATCAAGACCACGCATTAAGTCAGTTGGCAATTCTTCAATCTCTGGATCCATCAATGAACTTTTGATAGTTTGAAAGATTTGAGGTGAAATAACAAATCTACGAATAGGATTCGCAGGGGTGTTGTCTTCCCCAATTGGATTCTGACGAACAAAACCTTGAAAGATATATGATCTTTTCTTCCAGTATTTGTTTGCCATTTCTTTAAGAGTTTCGTCTTTGTACCAAGGACGAACTTCTGCTAATACAGGACAATTCTCACCGAACATTTCTACGCACGGTACTTGTACTGTTACTTGTCTCACATTGGGATCACCCTTCACGCCATTAAACGGAAGTTTAATAACTTGTCTCTCTATCCAAAAGAACGAATTGTTTGGATCCGCATCAGGTAAGAAACGTAGTGAGCAAGATGCTCCTTCGTCCATTTTCCAATGTGGATAGATCGCTCCATCAGATGTTGGATACTTAGATCCAGATGATTTATTTTCTTGTGCCGCGAGACGGGCACGGATGTCTGCTAGACTGGCCATAATGTTTTCTCCTTTAATGTATGCCT